GTTTTGATTTGTTACCCTAATTTTGCTACCCATAGGTAGATAAGGGTGAGCTGCAGTCCAACGATAAGCATCAAACCGCTCACCGTTAGCAGTTGTTTGTCCATGAAATCCGTCTCCTACTCCATAAAAAGTCGCAGTGCCACAAACCAGTCCAGCAATAAGTGTTTCAATCATTAGTTTTGATGTCCATAGTAACTTGTAAAATTTTGATATCTTGATATTTTTGTTTTACTGTTTCAATTGCATCTTTTGGCGTTTTTGATTCACAATATTCAGACAAAAATTTTCCAGATATGTCTTGATAATGAACTTGATAAATCATTTAAAACATTGCATTTACAGAAACAACTTTAGCATTTGGATTTCGTGCAAGAGCAACCTCTTTTGCTTCTTTGTAATCTCTTGCATGTACCTCTTCGTAGAAAACTTTTCCAGCAACGTAGAGTTGAACTTTACATTTCATTATTTTATTGTATTTTGTTTGATAGGGGATAATAGAGTTTTTGTATTGGTCTATCATACTCAACATCATTCCAATGGCGGATGACTCCAGCAACAATGAAACAGTTTGTAATGAGGTATGTAAGAAAAATAAAAGTCCTGATCAGAGCGACAGTATCGGACTCTCTATTGCATTTTGATGCTTTTTCTCCAAGAGACTTTGCCCACCACCTCCACACAGTTTTATTTTTCTTTGTCATTTGAGGGTTTTTAGTACTTCGTGGAAATTTGCGTGACCATGATAGAATATCCCACCAATAACCAAAATGTCAAGCATTATAAGAAAAACTAATAGCATAACGTGTGATCTATAACTACTAATCATCTTCTGTTTTTCTTGGTTTGGTTTTTGTTGTTGTATAAGATCCTTTTTTAATTTTATATCTTTCCAAATATTTTTTTAAATGTTCTTGGCAGACAAAATAACATATTTTTATGTCTTTTCCTTCTTTGTGAGAAAGTGTAATTGGAAAGAACTCATGAAAAGGAGGAGTTTCTAAAGATACAGTCTCCTCTCTTTGTTTTCTTTGACTTTGGGGTTTAACTTTGACTGGTTTTTTCTTTTTCACTATGAATTTCAGCAAGAAGTTTCAGAAGTTCTGGTGTTTCTTCCCATTCCCAAATGGTTCCATCTTTTTGAGTGTAAGTACGAGTTGTCATAGTTTTCCTCCAACAGTTCCTTCGTATGATTTAGATTCAGGCCATCCCTCCTGAACACCTTTTAGATAAAATCTTGTCGCTTTTACGCATTCTTCTTCATGCAATGAAGTAATGATTCGGTTTCCTTCTTTATCTTTAGAATAAAAGGTTCCCCACCTTGCTTTAACTACTTGAAAGCAGTCATCATACCATTTGATTTCTTCACTCATCTGTTTCTAAAACTTTCCAAGTATTCATTCATTTGTTCTATATACTGACCATGATAAATCCTCAATACTGGAGTATATTTCAGTTGAGAATTACCAGTATATAACCAATGCTCCATAAGTTCAATGTTCCCACCGAACATTACATATAGATTATCATAAAATCTCAAAAATTGCAAATGATTTTGAATTCCTTGATATCCAACAGAAAGATCATTTGCTGCTTTTTTTACTGCGTTGAGAACTAATTCTTCATTTAAGTTCATTCTTTTTAAGAAACTCTTGTTCCAATTCTTTAGCAATTTTATCATATTTTCTATTCATCATGAAATTTGTGATTGGATTTTTTGGATGCAATCTGATAGTCCAATAAGTCCTTTCGACATTCAATTTTACTATTTTTGTAAGAAGTACAATGTAGTCTCCTACATTTGCATCAATAACTATCATTATGCCGATGATAGAGAATATTAAAAATAAAACATAATGATAGTTATTCATTTTTACTCCTACTCTAAACCTGGATTATACCAGTATTTCAAATCATATAAGTATTCAATCAAACACTCTTTAATTTCTTCTAATTCTGTTTCACAATCAGACTCTTTTGCCTGTTCTCTAATATCCCCATGTTTAGTATGAAGATCTTCAAGCATTAAATCTATTGCTTGAATAATTTTTATGCTTTGATCTGTCATCTGTTCTTGTCTGGGAGTATTTTTACTGGACAGGATGGGACCGCTTTTTGAAGTTCATATATTATTTCATTCTGCTGCTGCGGCGACAGAAGTGCGATTTTTTTGAGTCTATTTGCAATTCCAAATACTTGGTTGCAAGTCAATATTGTTATCAAAAATACTGGTTCCATTTCGGTTTCCAGAACCCAAAATTATTTAGATGTATTTTTGAATCCGCTAGATGATTTAATCTGTTTTGGATCTTCTACTGTAATATAATTTAAATAATTTACTTTTCTTACATTGGAAAACCAAAAATCTTTAGCATCATCATAACATTCAAAGTGCTTAAACTTACCGTTACAAAGATAAACTTTGTAAGTATGTCTAATATAAGGTTCATTCGATGTCTGACTAAAGATTTCCATTTTAATTAATTTGATCTAAACTTTCAATTTGAGAAACTGAAACTTCATGCGAATCGATTCTATACCAATGTTCCTCATTTCGCAATCCCAAGTATTCAATGTCTTCACACTTGTTTTCACGAAGGAATGCTTGAAGTTGCAGATGCATAAGTTCCGATTGACTAATAGAATTCATTTTTCGACCTTCCAGTGCTCGTTTCCTGTTTTCTGAATCCAAAAGCAGTATTGGCGATTGAGAGATACAAGAAAGAATTTATTTTCAGTTTCTTGTTCTACTTCACAAGAATGAAAATTATCCATAATGTTAATGAATCGATTTTTTGCTCTTGAACTCAGAGGAGTTACGCTAACAAATTTCTTTTTCATTTTTGTTTGAAGTGACATTGGTAGTTTAATCAGTTTCTAGGGTTACTTGACAAATACTGTGCCAGTTCCACAAGTGGATTCTCTGTGCTTTTTAATGAACGTTGCTGCTTGTCTTGGTGTGCTTACGTCTGTGAGTTGCTCACCATTATAAATGATGACGAGTCGCTTTCCCCAAGGAACAGCCGCATAATTATCATTCGTAATAAATCCTTCTTTCATAATTTCAAAAATAAAGGTCTGCTGCTAGAGTATATCTTTTTTTATTGGTTTGAATTTTACCTGGACGATGAACGTACTCGCTCGGGTAAATGAACCAACAAAAATCTTCTGGAATGATGTTTGGAATATCATCATCCATAAATTCAGTACCAGCATCTGAATAGTTAGTTACGTTCTTTGGATTACGCAAGTAAAAAATCCCAGACAATTTTGCTGGGTGGTGATGCCATTGAGCATCTTTATCTTTTGTAATCCAATTATCATAATAGTCCATATAACACCAGGACTTCATTTTATACCATTTAATTTCCGTTTTCATATAAGAACAACAAGAAAAAATAAATGAGTGTTTGAACTTATATGATAGATCATATTCAAATAGATCTGGATAGGTTTGAAAAGTGGGGGAATCCTTATGCCAATCCCCCTCTTCAAATTTTTTATCGACCAGATCAATCAAACTATCATTATCATATTGAAATATTAGACTTGAGAAATTGTATTTCTTAATCATCGCTTGATCACAGAGACTGCAACATCACCTTTCTCAAAGATAACATCAACGACATTCTGCACTGCACGAGCAGTAGAACCAGAGTTCTTATCAAACACAGGGCAGATCACAAGACCAAACGATTTAGCGTAGGATGGGAGGTTACCTGGAGTGATTTTACCAGAACGAATCCCTTCAGCATCATTAGGGTGAAGACGAAGAGTGCGTCCAACAGTCTGACCGATTCCGATTACATCCATAGAGCGCATAAAGATCACTGCCTCAAGAGCAGAGATATTGATACCTTCAGCAAGAATGCTGTGATGGAGAACCACAAACTTCTTGGAAGGATCTTTACCCCAAGTATTCAGAACATCAAAGAATACCTCACGATCTACTTTGTTGCCATCAATAAATGCACCGTGCTTAGAGGTAATGTGCATGAGAGAATAACCTTGATCAGCAAGTTTCTGAGCAAACTGAGTCTCAGAAATCAAACCAATGATATGCTTGGTTGCTTTAGCGCAGATCAGAATCTTATTGACAGGATTATCATCAATACAATTTAGAAGATATTCGCAGTCACGATCAGCAATACTTTCTCCTTTGACAGAGAGACGTTGTTGAGATGTAACTACTTTAGGAGGAATGATATAACCACCACGAACAAGTTCAGGTGCAGGAACTTTAGCAATAATAGAACCATAAACCTCAGTATCATTCATACCAGGTTTGTGAATCACTGCAGAATACTTAGGAGTTGCAGTGAAGAAATAACAACGCTTTGCTTCAGCAGCAAAGTATTCTGTTGCAGGATAAAAGTTCTTCTTGACGCTATTGTGTGCCTCATCAAAGTAGATGGTATCTACATCGATCTCTGCCTTAGCAAGTTTATCGAGAGAGTTGTAGGTAGTAAAGATCAGTTTATGACCTTCAATTGCCTTGCTCCAAGCACGAATCTTAAGAGGATTGGTGGTGGAGAAATGATGAGTCTCACCACTATGAACGTGCATTACATCGGCATTGGTGATAAACTCAAGATACTCACTGGACAGTTGTTCAGCAAGAAGGATTCTAGGAGCGACCACAACGACCGTCTGAGGCGTCTCAGACCGAAATAGGCGCATGGCATCACAGATACCCACGAGAGTCTTTCCACCGCCTGTAGGGAACACACAGATGCCTTTCAGGTGCTTTAGAAGAGCATCCAGAGCGATTTGTTGATTGGGGCGAAGTGAAATCATGTGTTTCATTGATTACAGAGTAATTATAGCAGTTACAAAGACACCTTAGGAGTGACAGTGTGCCAGTTCCTAAAGTGTCTCTAAGAGTTCTTAATATTAAATCCCTTGAACCCTAGCAAAGCGATTATACCCAGATTCCTATGCCCTTGTCAAATACATTTCACAAAGTGTTGATTCCGCAAGTCGTGCTTCTATTTCCCACGGTTCATTTTCGTAATCAAATTGAGAGCAATCAATACCTCTCCAATACCTCTTTGAACCTTTATCTCTAAGGTCTCCACGAACATGTTGGAATACATGTTGCAATTCGTGGAATAATGTCTTAATATATTCTTCTCTACTCATCCGATTATGAATTTCAATTGAAAAGCAACGAGGTCTATGATCACAGTCTGTAACTGAGCACCATCCATAAACTCCTTCTCTCAGAAGTCCTCGATGATGAACAACAATCTCAATTTTGTGTCTTGGGATAAACTTTTTTATGAACCAAGTTACAATATCTTCACAAAGAGTCTTGTTATACTTGTATCCAGAAGTCTCAAGAAACAGCATAGTTAAGAACAGCGTTGGTAAGACGAACACCCCAGTTCATTAGAATCATAAAACTCCCAATGAAAATAAGCATATCGATGCTAGAATACCGCATGGTTCTCCTTCAGGACTCCCATACTATAGAGTGCTCAGTTCCGACTGGGATCGGCTATGTGCCAGTTTGAGAATCGTCCTTTATCCTTCTACTCATACCCAAATATTCTCTACCATCATACAAATTGTCTTTAAATTCTCCATTTGCATCCACATAATGTAAAAATGACTGCAAATACCAATCTTGAGTAAATTTAGATCTCCAGTGGTACAATTCACATCCCTTGTATATACACAAATCCCCCAAATTTAATTCAACTTTTATTGCATCACTTTTGTCTCGATTTCGACTAAAATAAATTGGATTTATCTCTTGATCTTCTGGAAACCCTAAAGCAAGAGTTGCTGATATTTCACAAGACGGTCTATCTCGATGAATTATGAGTTCATCATGTCTTCTATAAAATCTAGTGTATGTGTAAGTGGGAAGTAAATTTATTCCAGAAATATTACTGAGAGTCTTTGTAGAACCATCTAGTATGGTGTCCATCAAAGGATCTCCATAAAATGCAAAACTAAATGGTGCTTGTATATCCGATTCTTCTTGACCTTGCCCAGAGCAAATTTTGGTATGAAAATAGTGTTGTATAAATTTTACAAAATCTAGTTCTAAAAAATTTCTAACAACATAAAAACCCGATTCTTCAAATTCCATAATAATTATCTAAATGCGTTTCCATGTATCCACCCAACTAAAGTAAACCTTTCTCCTTTTGTAACTGGAGTTACTTCATGTAAAGTATAAGATGGAAAAAATACAGTATATCCCTTTCCTTTTTCTACAATATTATTTTCGTGTGAATTATGAAGAATTAATTCCCCACCTTCATACTCTAAAGGATCGGATAATTGAATAACAATACTGAGTTTTCTATTATGTGGAGCTTTCCAATCAAGAGGATCTATATGTGATTTATAACATCCATTTTCAGTAGAATCATAATGAGTAAATTGAAGGCGTTCTATTTTGTCAAGATCAAAATTAAACCATCTTTCATTTACTAATCGAATATGATCTGTCAGTTTTTCGTATATCCATTCTGTATGTGGATTAATGGGAATCCAGGAGACTGTAGATCTTCTATGATCCAAACAATCTTCTCCAGATCCTCCAGTAGTTGCTCTTTCCATACACAAAGCTTGACCCAACATTCTGATATGATTTAATTCAAAATCATTGAAGATATCATTTTTCCAAATCCATCCTGGATAATCTTTGGTATTCAAATACCAATAGTCTGAATTTGATTCTTGTAATTCTTCAATTTCAAGTTTGCTATTTTTTAAGGAATCAAATGATTTATCTGATTCATAATATTGTGAGATCATATTTTATGCATTTAAATGAGTTGATGGCCAATTTAAATGTAAATTGACGCTAATAAGTTCTTCAAGAGTATTTGCGAGATTGATTCTTGTACATAACTCAACTTCAATATCAAAACACGCTTGAACGTACCATTCCAAATAATCCGATATTTTGACCAGTTCTTCACCAGTAATAATTCTATACGTATCAACAAATTTCCAAGCAAAACTTTTATTTGGGAATTGTCTTGCAACTTCTCTTTTTAAAAATAATGCTAATCTAGTTCTTTCATCAGTTTGAATTCTATCGCTATCAATAGTGATCAGAGTTACTTCCCTTTCCCACCTTTCAGTCGCAATTATTTTTTTAATTTTACTCTTACTAAATTCTAACCACTCGGAATCATAATTATATTCCAGAACTTCTGCGTTACTTAAACGAAACCAACCAAAATTTTCATGCCCAGCCCAAGAAAGATCAGACAGTTCCTCATCATTGTGGGCTGGTAATCCATGAATATTTCTCCAGTTTTCTGGAAGCAACTGAGCATGATCTATGATATTTTTTGATTGTTTATCAACTAAAACATATAGATCATTCATTAGTGTCATTTGATTGTTCCTCTGAATTATCGTTAGAAGGATAGGATGCTTCTTTTGGTTTTGATTCGTTTAACTGCTTTTTCTTGTTGGAGCTACTAAGTTTTTTTCTTTTTGGTGCGTCTGCAATTTGCCAAGGAGCAGATCCTTTCCATGAAACTGCATGTGGATCTTCTGTATCAACATTCCAACCTCTCCAAGAAGCAAAATCAACTCTAGGTCTCATTGCAATTTGAAGTCCAGCTCCAGCGGCAAGTTGTTCAATTAGTTCAACAACTTCAACTGGTTGCATTTGTGCCCAAACTGTTGCTCCATCTGATCTAACAATTAATTCGCAAACACCGCCAAAAGCAGTTCCAACAGTTACCGATCTTGCACGATATTTATTTTGGGCAATAGAAGCATATTCATGCTCCTCATACATATCTTCGATTTTTTGTCTCAACTCGGACTTTGGTTTTGAAGGCATAAAAATCACTCCTTACAAAAAGTATTTTTAGTATTTATTACAGTTTATTGACGCCAAGAAATTGTGATAAATCCTCCAGGTGGAACTTGTATAGGATAATTTGAAAATGGAGTTACAACGACGTTTGTTGCAGTTGTTGAATTTGCTGCTAATCCTGCATTTCCTGAATTAGCAGTACCTGAATTTCCTGGCGCTCCAAAATTACCTAATCCACCTAAATTTCCTGGATTACCTGGAACTCCAGGATTTCCTGCAGGACCTAAATTACCTGGATTTCCAGGAATTCCTGCTCCAGCCGCAGTTGTTGGATTTCCTAAATTTCCTGGAGATCCAGCGTTACCATCCAATCCTTCCTGACCCGCACCTCCAGGATTTCCTGGATTTCCCACAGGACCTACATTACCAGGATTTCCTGCTGCCCCAGAAAATCCAGGATTCGCTCCAAATCCTGGATTTCCGCTAAACCCAGAGTTTCCACCTCCTGCTCCCGATCCATTAGATCCAGCACTTCCACTTGATCCGGCATTTCCACCGCCGCCGGAAGCACCACCGCCACCGCCGCCACC